GAAGCGTGGCTGCTGATGGTCAAACGCCTATTACTGGCAATTTGCAGATGGGTGGCAATAAGATTACCGGCATGGCTAACGGTACAGCTTTAACAGATGCAGCTACGGTAGCTCAATCTGTACCTACTGGTTGCATTTTAATGTGGTCAGGTTCTATTGCTACCATTCCAACTGGTTGGTTACTTTGCGATGGTTCAAGTGGCACTCCTGACTTGCGTAGTCGATTTATTGTTGGTGCTGGTTCTACTTATGCGGTAAATGCTACAGGCGGTTCTGCTAATGCAACCCTAGTAAGTCATAGCCATACCGCTTCATCATCTTCTTCTGTAACTGATTCAGGCCACTTTCATGGCCCAGCAGGATTAATGGATTTAAACGGTACTGGTGGTAATTTTGGTGGTGGCATACAGGGATTTGGCGTAACAGCTACCAATCTTGCAGTAACCGGTATTAGCGTAGCTACCACTACATCTATTAGCACCGAAGGTAGTTCTGCAACTAACGCAAACTTACCACCATATTTAGCCCTTGCGTACATTATGAAGGCGTAGTATGGATGACGGCAAAATAGACCTTGTCCGTTATGGCGTACTTTGGCAAAAAGTAGAAAACTACGAAGATAAGTTTGATGCTATGCAAAAAAAGATGGATTGCATGAAATCTGACCTTAAAAAGCTAGTTCTTATGGCTGAACGGTCAAAAGGTAGCCTTTGGGCGTTAATGGGCGTTGCTTCCGTTGTTGGGGGGTTTATTTCAATCGTAACTGACTTTTTCTTTTTAAAAAAATGAACGAAAACATTGAATCCGCAAAAGAAGTCGCTGGTAAATCCATCGGCAAACAAGGCCTTTTCTACATTACCTTTATCGTAGTCATCGGTGTAGGTGCTTCAATCGTGCTAGAAGAAAGCAAAATGGCTGCGGTAATGGGTTTGCTTGGTGCTTCTCTTACTGCGCTTATTTCCATGCTTAATGGCGTTGCTGGGGCTACTCCAAAGCAAGACAAGCCTGAGTTTGAGATTATGAAACAGCTTATTGAGCGTTTAGACAAGATGGCTGACCGTGACCCAATGAGCGTAGCTGTAGACGGTGATAAGGTCTTGGTTCGCAAGGGTGATAACGAAACCGCTATCGGGAGATGATATGTTAGGACTAGATACCATTGTTGGCGTAGAAATGAAGCTAATAGACAAGCTGATTCCTGACCCAGCAGCTAAAGCCCAAGCCCAACTAGAACTAGCCAAACTTGCCCAAGAAGGCAAACTGGCTGAAATACAGGCTGATACCGCAGAATCCCAAGAAGTAACCAAACGGGCGCAAGCGGATATGGCAAGCGATAGCTGGTTATCTAAAAACATACGCCCTATGACCCTTATATTTATCCTTGGGGGCTATTTTGTATTTGCCATGATGTCGGCCTTTGGCAACAACGCCAACGAAAAGTATGTAGAGTTGTTGGGCCAATGGGGGATGTTAGTCATGTCGTTTTACTTTGGCGGCAGAACCCTTGAAAAAATTATGGATATGAAAGCCAAAAAAGATGCTTGAATCCCAATTATTAGCCCTAGGCATTGAAGGCAAGTGGCTAGAACCCCTTTTGGAAACTTTTGAAAAATACGACATATCTACCCCCAAGCGCCAAGCATACTTTATCGGTCAATGTATGCACGAATCAGGTGGTTTTAAACAGTTAAAAGAAAACCTAAACTACTCTGCTAAAGGTCTTATGGCTACTTGGCCTAGTCGTTTTCCTGACATGGACACCGCAGAAAAGTTTGAGCGTAACCCTGACAAGATAGCCAATAAGGTTTATGCAGGTCGTATGGGCAATACAGAAGATGGGGATGGCGCAAAGTACATTGGCAGAGGACTTATTCAGCTTACCGGCAAAGAGAACTATGCTAACTGCGGAAATGCCATAGGAGTCGATTTAGTGGCTAATCCTGACCTTTTATCAACACCTAAGTATGCTGCCCTATCCGCAGGCTGGTTTTGGAATAGGAAGGGTTTAAATGCCCTTGCTGACGCAGATGACATTGACACCATAACAAAGCGGATTAACGGTGGATTAATCGGTCTTGCCGACAGAAAAGCCAAAATTGAAATGGTGTCAAAGTACCTAGTCTAACTACTTGGTTAAACCGCTTGCAATTCGGTTTGCTTTGAAAAGATAGTCATTTCGTACCGTAGATGGTGGCACAAAACCATACGCCTTCCAAGTCTTGAGTACATCGCTACCTGAACTGTACTTAAAGGTGCTTTTGGGTGCTATTGCTAGTTTATCGTTTTCCATAACTTTCTCCACGTTAATGGTTAAAGAACCATCTTCTTCTTTGTAAATACCAAAAAAAGGAATTGGATGCTCTAAATCGGATAATGTAAAAGTTGCCATGCTCTCTCCTATGCGGTTGATTTATCAATTAATCGGTTGTTTGCTTGTAAAGTACGCCAAATCTCTACCCTAAGTTGTGCTGCTGTCATCTTCCACTTCAATGTTTCCTCTACTTCTACTGCTTCTTTTAAACCGTCTAAAAGGTCGCGGTACTCTTGCCTAGCATACGCATCTCTTTCCTGGCCTGCCATAGTATCTACCCCAGCAAAGAAAGCTTCTTGCATTAAAATGGCCTTTTTAGACTTGCGGAACTCCTCTAAATACACCCGTTCAGACTTAGCTTTTGCAAATAAACTAGCATTTTTAAGTAAAAAGTCTACTGCTGCGTTTGGGTTAATTTCTTCCATTTTCAAACCTTTCTATTAGTAATTCCCATGCTGTTGCTGCCACAATCGGAACTTGTGCATTTCCAATGGCTTTAATCCTGTCCACATAATCGGGAATTCCATTATTTTTTCGGCAAATAAGTGGCTCAGGTATATCGGGTCTGTTTCGCAAATCCTCAATCCCTCTGACATTTTTGCTCCACGATATTGTTGGCTGCCGATGTATCTTTTTCTTGCTGACCCTCTGTATTCGCTTTGTACTATTGTCGGCAGCGAGAATCCAAATTCTTTCTCGTAAGTGCAAAGCTCCGATATGGGCTGCTCCCAACACTCCCCATTCCGCATCGAACCCCATTTGGGCCAAATCTGCAAGGATTCGTTCAAGTCCCCGAATAGTGAGCATTGGACTGTTTTCAATAAATGCGTACTGGGGTCGTACCTCGCCAATAATCCTTGCCATGTGCGACCACATTCCTGACCGTTCTCCGTCAATTCCCCCCCCCCTTCCTGCTGCGGATATATCTTGGCATGGAAACCCGCCAGATATGACGTCAACAATTCCTCGCCACGGCTTTCCGTCAAAGGTTTGAACATCATCCCAAATCGGGAAAGTCGGGAGAAGTCCGTCATTTTGTCGGGCGGCAAGTACGCAAGCTGGGTACTGTTCCCACTCGACAGCGCAGACGGTTCGCCATCCAAGCAGTTTTCCCCCAAGTATTCCACCACCAGCGCCTGCGAAAAGAGCCAACTCATTCATTTATCCCCCAAATAATTGTGTATTGGTGTATCTGCTTCTTCAATAAATTGCTGGCTCTTATAGTCAAACCATAGTTTTAACTTGCCTTCCCATTCCCCATTTCGTTGTTTTTCACAGACCAATACGGCATCCGGCACTTCTCTATCAAAATGATGTGGGTTTTCGGCAACAAGCTGCGCTTTTTCCTTATTTTTCCAAACAATAAACACATTGTCTGCCTGGTCTGTAATTGAACCTGAACCCTTTAAATCGAACTTTCCACCTATGGATTTTTCGTCACTTCCCTTTCTCATGTGGTGAACTAGGTGTATATGCACCCCTGAATCCCTTGAAAGGGCGCACAAGGCGTTTACGAAGTCCTTTTGACCATTCATATCATCCTCACCCTTAACGCACTTCATAAGGCTGTCTATGACGATTTGATTGATTCCTAGTTCTGTAGTGGCATACCGGCAAACTGCTAGCATTTGCTGAACATCAATCATTCCGTGATGGTCATATAGGTAAAGTTGGTCTTTTTTCCAACTAGAAAAGGCTTGTGTTGCAGTAGGAGCAGGTTTTTTTTGACCTGTTGCTTGTCTTACCATACGAGCCAAAGTAATCTCAGGGCGCATTTCAAAGCTGGCAATAAGGCACTTTTGACCTTGTTCTACCAATCCAAGCACGACTTGGCCTAGTAACAAGGACTTACCATGTCCGTTTACCCCAGCCCAAAGACTAACCTCAGACGGTCTAATCGATATATGTTTGGCTTTTTCCCAAGGTAATGCACACCCTCTAGCGTATAAATTACCTGCAAAGTAGTCATCCAAAGACCCTTGATAGTCCGACTTTTCCCTAATCTTGCGTTTAACATTGGTTTCTTGGCTGTATTTCAACCAGTCAATATCATCCTTTTCTATAAACATTAATCTCTCCATCGTTATCAAGACCGATGATTGTATTGACTTCTGCATCTACTAGGGCAATCCACCACTTTGTAAACTGAACAATGTCCTTACCTGGCATTAGTTGAATGTTTAAGTCTTTGGCCCAACTTAAATCCACTAATTTTTGATGGTCTTTATCGTCAATCCACACCGTTGGAATAATTCCGTCAGCTACATCCTTTTCTGCGTTAAAGGTCTTGCCAAACTGCACAAAAACCGATTTAGGCTTATTACCAGTCATACGCATTGCAATTATTTGGTTATGTCCAATCATCACTTACTCCCATGCTTGTTTAGGTTTGACTTCTTCTTTTAACCAGGATGCTTGTATTCCTACCCAGTTACGCTCACAACAAATCTGCATTGCTTTTTCAAGACTGATGTTGGCTTTATTGGCTTCTCTTTGCAAGCCCTTTAAAGCTGTTTCAGTCCACTTTGCTTTCTTAG